TTGTGTTCAATGTGGCGGCTGACATGGTGCGGATGTGTCCGGCACTCTCCAAGCGGGTCAAGATACTGGATTCCCAGAAGCGGCTCATTTATCAGCCGACGGGCAGTATCTACCAGGTGCTTTCCGCAGATGTCGGCAACAAGCACGGTTTCAATACCCACGGCGTGGTGTTCGATGAGCTGCACACCCAACCGAACCGCAAGCTGTTTGATGTTATGACCAAGGGTTCCGGCGATGCCCGTATGCAGCCGCTGTACTTCCTCATCACCACGGCCGGCAACGATACAAAGTCCATCTGCTATGAGATTCACCAGAAAGCCAAGGACATCATTGAGGGGCGCAAGATTGACCACACCTTCTATCCCGTTATCTACGGTGCGGAGGAATCGGACGATTGGACGGACCCGAAGATCTGGAAAAAGGCCAATCCCTCCCTCGGCATTACGGTGGGTATCGACAAGGTCAAGGACGCCTGCGAGTCCGCAAAGCAGAACCCAGGCGAAGAGAACTCCTTCCGACAGCTTCGTTTGAATCAGTGGGTCAAACAGGCGGTGCGTTGGATGCCGATGGACAATTGGGACAAATGCGAGTTCGCCGTCAGTGAGGACGATCTGGAAGGTCGTGTCTGCTACGGCGGTCTTGACCTCTCATCCACCACAGACATTACGGCTTTCGTCCTGGTGTTCCCGCCGGAAGATGAGAATGACAAGTACATCATCCTGCCGTACTTCTGGATACCGGAGGACAACCTTGATCTCCGGGTTCGGCGTGACCATGTGCCATACGATGTGTGGGAGCGGCAAGGATACCTCCAAACCACAGAAGGCAATGTCGTTCACTACGGCTATATCGAGAAGTTCATCGAAAGCCTGGGTGAGCGTTTCAATATCCGTGAGATTGCCTTTGACCGCTGGGGCGCTGTTCAGATGGTTCAGAACCTTGAGGGAATGGGCTTCACGGTCGTTCCCTTTGGACAGGGCTTCAAGGATATGTCTCCGCCCACTAAAGAATTGATGAAGCTGGTGCTGGAACAGTGCATTGCTCACGGCGGGCATCCTGTCCTCCGCTGGATGATGGACAACATTTTCATCCGCACCGACCCTGCCGGAAACATCAAACCGGACAAGGAGAAGTCCACAGAGAAAATCGACGGTGCCGTAGCAACCATTATGGCACTTGACAGAGCTATACGCTGTGGAAACGACAAGGCCGAGTCTGTTTATGACAGTCGAGGTCTTTTATTTATATGAAGGGAGAGTTTATATGGGTATCTTTTCAGGACTGTTCAAATCGAGAGATAAGCCCCAGGATCGCACATCGGGCAGCAACTACGCCTTTTTCATGGGCGGCACGACATCCGGCAAGGCGGTAACGGAACGCTCGGCCATGCAGATGACCGCCGTGTATTCCTGCGTCCGCATCCTGTCGGAAGCTGTCGCAGGACTGCCGCTGCACCTCTACAAATACACGGACAACGGCGGCAAGGCAATGGCGCTCGACCATCCGCTCTACCACTTGCTCCACGATGAACCGAACCCGGAGATGAGTTCTTTCGTATTCCGGGAAACGCTCATGACGCACCTGCTCCTCTGGGGCAATGCCTACGCCCAGATCATCCGCAACGGCAAGGGCGAAGTGGTGGCGTTGTACCCACTTATGCCCAACCGCATGGAGGTCAACCGGGACAAGAACGGCAAGCTCTACTACCTCTATTCCACCCAGTCTGATGATGCGCCCACCATGAAAGGCTCAACGGTCTATCTCGACCCGTCCGAGGTGCTTCACATCCCCGGTCTGGGCTTTGACGGCTTGGTGGGCTACAGCCCCATCGCCATGGCGAAGAACGCCATCGGCATGGCTATCGCCTGTGAGGAATACGGTGCAAAATTCTTCGCCAACGGTGCTGCTCCGGGTGGTGTGCTGGAACACCCCGGCACAATCAAAGACCCGCAGCGTGTGCGGGAGAGCTGGCAGTCCACCTTCGGCGGCAGCGGAAACGCTAATAAAATTGCCGTTCTGGAAGAAGGCATGAAGTACACGCCCATCGGCATCTCGCCGGAGCAGGCACAGTTCCTCGAAACACGCAAATTCCAAATCAATGAGATCGCTCGAATTTTCCGGGTCCCTCCCCACATGGTGGGCGACCTGGAAAAGTCGAGCTTTTCTAATATTGAGCAGCAGTCTCTGGAGTTCGTGAAATACACTCTTGACCCATGGGTCATCCGTTGGGAGCAATCCATTCAGCGGTCACTCCTTTCGCGGGACGAAAAAGCGGTGTATTTCGTGAAGTTCAATCTGGAAGGTCTGCTGCGCAGCGATTACCAGAGCCGCATGAACGGGTACGCCATCGGCCGTCAGAACGGCTGGATGTCCGCAAACGACATCCGGGAACTGGAAAACCTCGACCGCATCCCGGCAGAGGCCGGCGGCGACCTGTACCTCATCAACGGCAATATGCTCCCGCTGCAAAACGCCGGAGCTTTTGCAAATATCAACACCGATAACGGAAAGGAGGAAAAATCCGATGAAGAAGTTCTGGAATTGGAAAAACAGGACGGTGCCCAACGAGGAGACGCAGGAACAGATCCAAGAGAGAACCCTGTTCTTAAACGGCACGATCGCTGAGGAGAGCTGGTTTGACGATGATGTCACGCCGCAGCTTTTCAAGGATGAGCTGATGTCCGGCTCCGGGAACATTACCGTCTGGATCAACTCGCCCGGTGGCGACTGCGTGGCAGCGGCCCAAATCTACAATATGTTGATGGATTACCACGGCAACGTTACAGTCAAGATCGACGGCATTGCCGCCTCTGCTGCATCCGTCATTGCGATGGCTGGTACGAAGGTGCTCATGTCGCCCACGGCGCTCATGATGATCCACAACCCCTTGACGGTCGCTATCGGTGACAGCGAAGAGATGCAGAAGGCCATCGATATGCTCTCCGAAGTCAAGGAAAGCATCATCAACGCCTACGAGATCAAGACCGGCTTGTCCCGCGCCAAGCTCAGCCACCTCATGGATGCCGAGACCTGGATGAATGCTAACAAGGCTGTGGAGCTGGGCTTTGCCGATGGTCTGCTGTTCAAGGCAGACGGTGAAAGCGCCGCTGCGGAGGACAGCTTCGTGTTCAGCCGCAGAGCCGTCACCAACTCGCTCATGTCCAAGGTCAAGAGCCACCACACCCCGTCCGAACCTGCGAAAAGTGCAGGCACACCCATCTCCGAGCTCGAAAAGAGACTCGCACTTATCAAACCTTAAGGAGGATACAAACAATGAGTAAGATCAACGAACTGCGCGCACAGCGTGCAAAGACCTGGAAACAGACGAAGGCATTCCTCGACTCCCACAGAAGCGATAAGGGCGTCCTCTCCGCCGAGGACACCGCTACCTATGAGAAGATGGAACAGGAGATCGTCGACCTCGGTCGTGAGATCGAGCGCCAGGAGCGCCTGGATGCTTTCGAGCGTGAACTGAACACTCCTGTTAATACGCCCATCACCCAGAAGCCCGATACGGCAAAGGTGGACACCAAGACCGGCCGTGCTTCCGATGCCTATAAGAAGGCGTTCTGGGCGCAGGCCCGTACCAAGGGCGGTATGCTGACCGCAGAGATCCGTAACGCTCTGCAGGAAGGCGTGGACAGCGAGGGCGGCTACCTCGTCCCCGACGAGTTTGAGCAGACCCTGGTACAGTCCCTTTCCGCAGAGAATGTGGTCAGAAGCCTGGCTCATGTCATCACCACTGCATCCGGCAGCCACAAGATTCCCATCGTCGCCACCAAGGGCACTGCCGCCTGGGTCGATGAGGAAGGCACCATTCCCGAAGGCGACGACGCTTTCGGTCAGCAGCTCATCGGCGCACACAAGGTCGCTACCATGATCAAGGTGTCCGAGGAGCTTCTGAGCGACGCTGCCTTTGACCTGGAAGCCTACTTCCGCACCGAGTTTGCCCGCCGTATCGGCAACAAGGAGGAAGAGGCGTTCCTCACCGGCGACGGCAGCGGCAAGCCCACGGGTATTTTCAATGCCACAGGCGGTGGTCAGCTTGGCGTCACGGCGGCTTCCGCAACCGCAATCACTGCCGACGAACTGATCGACCTGTTCTACTCTCTGAACAGCGCCTATCGTAAGAACGCCGTGTGGCTTCTGAACGACTCCACCATGAAGAACATCCGCAAGCTGAAGGATTCCAACGGTCAGTATCTGTGGCAGCCCGCTCTGCATGAAGGCGGTTTTGATACGCTGCTCGGCAAGCGTATCTACACCTCTCCCTATGCGCCGGAGCTGGCGGCCGGTCAGAAGACCGTTGCTTTCGGTAACTT